GCCTAACCGCCAAACCAATCAACTCGACATCTTTAGTCTTTTGGGGATGCTTGGTATGCTTGGGGGCCAGCAACAACAGCAGCAGCCTCCAAAGTATGAAGTTGCCAAGGAGGTCGAATACACGCCTTGGGAACAGTTATATACCCCGTATAGTCAAGAAAAACCGATGAGTACGGAAGAACTGATCAAACTATTGCGAGGTTGATATGAATAAATATGGTGTAAAACGTTTTGATTGGGGCGGATCTGTTGAGTCAGAAGAAGAAGATGATAATTGGTGGAGGCGCCAATTAGGTCCTGACATATCCAATGACCCGTTTGGTGGAGATACTCCTGTTGTCTACAACCCAGAAAATGATCCGTTTGGCGGGGATACTCCTCCGATTGTGATTTCCAATCCAGAAAACGATCCGTTTGGGGGCGATACGCCCGTTGTGACAGACCCTGCTAATGACCCGTTTGGTGGTGACACCCCCGGAGGTGGTGGGTCTGGCGGTGGTGGATCTGGCGGAGGTGGTGGATCTGGCGGCGGTGGTGGATCTGGCGGGGGTGGCACTAAAAAAAATGATCAAGACGCTGACGCTATCCGCGGTCTTATTACAAAGATGCTTGTTAACCCTGACGGATCCATTAACTTGGCCGGCCTTGCGGGGATGGGCGGGTTGCTGGCACTTCTTAATCGTGGGACTGGCGGCTCTCAACCAGTAGGGTATCAAGGGACTATCCCTAAGTACGCAGCTGTTCGTGAACGTGTACCGATTGCGGCTGATCCAAATCGTCGCCCCGGTGCAGGCGGTCGTCGGTATTTCTCGGATACTGCTTACGTCCCTCAAGCTGCGGGCGCGACAGAAGCTAACGCTACCGCGGTGAGCGCCGTGCGTGAACTCGCTAAGCAACAGGCTGCTGGGTTAAAGCAATCCCCGTATGCTGCTCCTCTGGCTTCTACAGGCGGGGTGTCAACGTTGACAGCCAACACAGCACAACAACAATCAAGTCAACCTAAGTTGGGATTGCCTGCGTTGCCTCAGTACGATACACAAGGGAAAGTATTGGAACGCGCAGGTCCACCCGCCCCGACAAAAGAAAACACTGAATCTATCAGCGATCTTATGGCTCGCGTTCGTGGGCTTATCGCAGATTATCTTCACCCCGGCGGGCTCGTAGGATGAGCGCGATAACCACACTACGAGGAACGATAGCAACCGCACTATCAAGCGCATCGGTGTGGTCGGTCTTTTCCTTTCCTCCAGCCACACCGATTGCCAACTCATGCATCATTAGTCCTGATGATCCTTACATCACGCCTAATAACCTTGGCTACACAAGTGTCGCACCCTTAGTGAACTTTAAGATTACCCTCATCAAGCCATTGTTTGACAACCAAGGAAACCTTAACGGAATCGAAGATTACATTCTCGAACTCTGGAACAAGTTGGCTGCTTCTACGCTAAAATATAACATCGGCGAAGTATCCACCCCAGCAGTTATGAACCTCGCATCGGGCGACATGCTCGCGTGCGATGTCAAACTCTCAATCCTGTCGAGTTGGAGTTAATATGGATGAGCGCACAGCTTTTCTGGTCAAGATTGGCCAGATACCAGCCCCGGTAGAGACACCGAAGGCGAAATCACAACCTAAGAAGAAAGAAGAAGATCATGGCGATAACGCTGAATAACAAAGTCGGTGTCAAGATCGCGACAGTTGATGTCAGCGATATGGTCACCGCCGCTACCCTCAACTATGTGTTTGACGAAATCGAAGTCACAGCGATGGGTGACCTTTCGCATAAATTTGTCAAGGGGTTGCAATCAGGCACACTCACACTTTCATTCATGAATGACCAAGCATCAAGCGACATCCTTGACACCCTGCTCACCAACGCTGGAACGACAGTTGCAGTGAAGTTGATTCAGGATAAGGATTCGGCTGTTGCAGACACCAACAAGCTCTACACCTTCGACATCTTGGTGAATAACCTCACCCCAATCAACGGAACCCCAGCAGACATCAGCTCACAAGATGTAACATTCACCCTGAACAGCGTTGTAACTGTTGCAGATACCGGGACTTGGTAGGAGATAACAATGGCGAGCCTCAAGATTATCCAGACAGACGGAACTACAACTGAACATAGAATCACCCCAGCAGTAGAGTTTGCTTTCGAGCAACATCACAAGATTGGCTTCCACAAAGCCTTTCGTGATCGTGAGCAACAAAGCGACCTCTACTGGCTGGCGTGGGAATGCCTCCGCAGATCAGGAACGACAGTCAAGCCATTCGGCATCGACTTCGTGGCAACGCTTGACAGCGTGGAAGTGGTCGAGGACACAGACCCAAAATAGATAAGGATTCGCTGACTTACCTGATAGCGCAGTTACAGGTTGAGACAGGAATCCCAGCAAGTGAGTGGCTGGCGATGGACGAGCGTATCTTTCGTGCGACCCTCGCCTATATGAAAGAGAAGGCGAAGAGGATCGAAAATGCCAGTCGCGGTAAAAGGACTCGTTGAGACTCAACGCGCCTTGCGCAAGTTCGACCCTGACCTCTATAAAGCAATGCAGGCTGAGATTCGTCCAGAACTTTCCGGCATGGTGCGCGAAGCCAAATCTTTAGTGCCTAAGTATTTTTTGGGCGGTGCGATGTCTGATGGCACAGAGCGAGAAAGCAGAACATCGCGTTCGCGAGCATTTCCAACCTACGACAATGTACAAATCAGGCGTGGTCTGACTTATTCAATGGGCAAGCAGAAGCGTCAGCGCAATGGCTGGCAGAGCATGTATTCGCTGCTGAATAAGTCTGCCATGGGTGCAATCGTTGAGACTGCTGGCCGACTCAATCCCGGTGGCGATTCTCGAAGCCAGTCAAACAACCCGAATGCTGGAGCTCAGTTCATCGACCGCGCAAATCAGATTTCACGATCAAAACAAGTTGGTAAGGGTCGAAAAAACCAAGGTCGCCTTGCATTCGCCGCAGTAGCAGACAACATGGGCAGAGCTAAGGCCGCAATCGTTGATGCCATCGAACGAGCCGAAGCCAAGTATAGGAGTACAACGCGATGAGCATTATTGTCTCAATCCTTTCAACATTTAACTCCAAAGGCTTAACTGCCGCAGAAAAACGCACAGCAGCATTTAACAAGGCTGTCAAGGGTCTTGGCGTCACAATGGCTGCCACTTTTAGCGCGAGTAAAATCACCAGTTTTGTTAAACAATCAGTAAAGGCTTTTGCTGAAGAAGATAAAGCGGTTCGCTCACTTGGTCTAAACCTCAAGTCTCTTGGATTGGCCTATGATGTAAAACCTATTGAAGAGTACATAGACAAACTGCAAAGAGCGACCGGAGTTGCAGACAGCGAACTTCGTCCAGCTTTCCAGCAACTAGCAAACGCAACGCGCAGCCTTAGCAAGTCGCAAGAGATTTTAGGTGTTGCTTTAGACATTAGTGCCGCCACAGGCAAGAGCGTTCAACAGGTTACACAGGCTTTGAGCAGGGCCTATCTTGGCAATAAGACCAGCCTTGGCCGACTTAATATAGGAATCACAAAAGCGGATTTAGCAACCAAATCATTTGATGAGATTCTTGGCGATTTATCAAAGCGTTTCACAGGTCAAGCTGCTGCTGCTGCGGATACTTACGCAGGAAAGATGGCGAGACTATCTATTGCGGCAGATGAAGCTCAAGAGATTCTTGGCGGCAAACTTGTACAGGCTCTTGAAATGCTTGGTGAAGGTCGGGGTGGAATAACTCCATTAGTCGATGAAATGGAAAGATTCGCCACATATGTCGGCAACATCGCTGTAGGTCTTGCGCAAGTGACAAAAGATATCGAAGGACTTACAGGTGGCAAGGTAAAGGCTGGCGAAGCTCTCAAGCCAAGCAAACTTTTGCGATGGACTTCTAATCTTGTGCCGGGTGCCAAAGCTGTTTTGGATTTGTTACAAGCTCGCGCCGCCGCAGCTAATCAGGAAGAAGTCCCCTTTAATCCTGTTCAACGGCTAGGCAAAAAACTTGAAACCGAAAAGAAAATAACAGCCGAAAAAAAGAAGCAAAACAAAGCAGCAACAGAGGCAAGCAAACTTGACAAGGCCAAGTCCATGCTTGACCTTGAAAAGATTCAGATTGAGGCCGCATTAAGAGGCGACTTAACAGAAAACGAAAAGCTGCGCTTGCAGCTCATGAAGGCAATCGTCAACGAGAATGCTGATCGCGCAACTACCCTTGCAGAGAAGTTAGCCAAGTCACAAACCGAACTAGCGTCACTCAAGGCCGCTTCGTACGACTTTAAGCCAGCCAACCCATTTGATGGATGGTTGGAAGCAATCGAAGCCATGCGCAAAGGCCTCGCTAGCATTGGCGCGCCAGTTGCAGCCATACCGGGCGCGGCCAGCCTTCCCGGCGGTATTTCTGGGCTTTCAGTTACCCCTAACATGCCCGAGACATCTGTATTTGGTGGAGCAGGATTTATCACGCCTCAACTAGCAACGCAGAACCCAACAGGCATGGCAGTGAATATCAAGGTTGAAGGATCAGTCTATGTCGATGATTTCGAGCGCAGAGTTGTCGATGCAGTCGTAGCCGCGTCAAGCGGTGGCGGTGCTACCAACTGGTATAGGACTACAGGCCGCGCAACCCTATGACCTACCCCATCACAGTCAAAGTCAGCTTCGACTTCTCATCCGGCCCGAGCTTTGGTGCTGCCTTTCAGATTGGCATTAGCCAGCTCGGTTATGCAGTCCTAGCAGACTCGGTTTCGACTGTCGTTGATTTGTCCAGCCAGACGACAGCCATCGAGATTCGGCGTGGGCGTGACCTTACACAGGATCGCTTTCAGGCTGGAACGGCTCGCCTTAGGGTTCTTGACCTCAACGGCGACTGGAACCCACAGAATGTCACAAGCCCCTATTACGGCCTCCTACAGCCCCTCAGAAAGGTTGTAATCACCGCAACCCACTTAGGGACTGTTTATCCGCTCTACGCTGGCTACACGCTCTCCTATGACTACACCTACCCTAAGGGCGAAGAACTTGGCTATATCACCATTTCATGCGCCGATGCCTTTGCTTTGTTTAATAAGTCCGGTGTAACCACAGTCACAGGTGCAACGGCTGGCGAAACGACTGGAAGCCGAATAGCAGACATCCTGAACACCATCGGATTCCCTAACAGCCAGCGAAGCCTAGACACAGGCCAGACCACAGTTCAGGGAGACCCCGGCACAGTCCGATCAGTCCTTCAAGCCTTGCAGGATGTGGAGTTCACCGAGTATGGCGCGCTCTACATGAGCCACTCTGGCGATGTGGTATTTCGTGAGCGTAATGACGCAATCAGCACTATTGCTGGCACTCCCACAGTCTTTGACCAGACAACAGGCATCAACTACGCCAATCTCAAGTTCGCCTTCGATGATCGCCTTGTGTTCAATGTGGCTAACTTCAAGCGTACGGGTGGCACAATGCAGACCCACTTTGACCAGACCTCGATTGACACTTACTTCCCACACACCATCACAAAAGAGGATCTGCTTCACGAAACCGATTCGGCAGTCCTTGATACAGCCAAAGCTTATGTCGTCAGCCGTAAAAGCACCGACATTCGCATTGATGCCATGACCCTTGACCTGACTACCCCTAACTACACAGCCGGAATCACCGCAGCTCTAGGGCTGGACTTCTTTGATCCAGTCGAGATAAGCAACGAGCAACCCGGCGGTTCTACCCTTACCAAGACCCTTCAAATCTTTGGTGTAACCCACCAAATCACACCAACCACATGGCAGACCACATTTACCACAGGTGAGCCGCTTATCGATGGATTCATCATAGGCAACGCTCGATTTGGTATAATCGGTCAGTCAGTAATGACCTACTAGGAGACATAATGGCCACAGGCTTTCCAGCATCGACAGGTGATGTGCTTTCGGCAGGGATGTTTAACGGCCTTGTCACATTCACCCTTAACTCAACATCCAGCACTTCGTACACGCTGGCCTATACTGACCAATATCAGGTTTTGGTCATCACGACTAGCGCATCGGCAAAGGATGTTTTGATTCCAACCGATGCCACTTACGCATTCCCGAATGGCACAGCGATTACAGTTTTGAACACAGGCGCAGGTGATGCAACAATCAAAGCCGTTACATCTGGCACAACCACAGTCACTAGCGCAGGGACGACAAGCGCACAACCTAAATGTGGTCAATACAAAGCAGTAACAGCAGTCAAAACAGCGACAAATGCATGGACAGTTGTTGGAGCAGTTTCCTAATGATTGGAAATATCGTTGCAGGTTTAACAGGTGGCGGAAAACCCCCGTTAGTTGTTGATTATCTTGTTGTTGCTGGTGGCGGCGGCGGTGGAGGGTCTGACTCGGCAAATGAAGCTGGTGGCGGCGGCGGTGCAGGTGGTGTTCGATGCACCATTGACGCAAGCGGTGGTTCATCGGGAACTCCTGAAACAGCTCTTACTTTAACGGCATCTACCAACTACACAGTAACAGTCGGTTCAGGCGGTGCAGGAGGAACAAGCGCATCTCGTGCAGGAACACAAGGTGGCAACTCAGTATTTTCCACAATAACTTCAACTGGTGGTGGCTTCGGCGGATTCAATGCTGGCGGCAATGGTGGTTCTGGAGGTGGAAATCCGCTAACTGATTTTGCCGCAGGAACAGGAACAGCAGGACAAGGACGCGATGGTGCAAAGGGAGCAGACAATAGCCGAACTGCTGGTGGTGGCGGTGGTGGTGGATCAGGTCTTGGCTCAGCAGGAACGGCGACAAATGTTGGTGGCGCAGGTGGCGCAGGTGTCACGACAACTATTTCTGGTTCTTCCCTTGTTTATGGCGGCGGTGGCGGTGGTGGTGGAACATCGGGCGGTTTAGGAGGTTCGGGCGGTGGCGGTAATGGTGGAACTTCACCAACTGCTGGAACCGATGGGCGCGGTGGCGGCGGCGGTGGAAAGTTCAACTCTGGAACTGCAGGAAAGGGAGGAAATGGTGTTGTTATTTTGAAATATCCGGCAGCATATGCAGCAACATTTTCAGGCGGTGTAACTCAAAGCACTTCGACCTCAGGAGCATTTAAAATCAGCACTATCACGGCTGCTGGCGTTGCGGATACTGTGAGTTTTGCATAATGACAAACTACGCATATCTAGACGAAAACAACATTGTCATTGCGGTTACAGTTGGCAAAGACAAAAACGAATCAATCGATGGATTAGACCCTGAAATTTATTATGCTTTAGGGACACCTTACCAAGTCAAAGAAATCTCTAATGGTGGCATTGGTTATTCTTATGATTCTGTATTAAACGCTTTCATAAGTCCTCGCTGCCATGAATCAGCAATCTTAAACAAAGACACATGCACATGGGAATGCGAAGATGTCAGTCACACCGAAGCTCTGTAAAGCCGGCATCCAGTTAAGGGAGCAACTTGACGACTCGTTTCCTGACCGTAAGCGGCCGGATGGATGGGTCGCTGACGCCAGACACTATCGCGACAATCCTAAGTCTAATCACATCCCGGACGCACAAGGGTGGGTTCGTGCCTTGGATGTTTCAGTTAAGTTGGGACTGGACGCTCAAATGCATGACTTGGCAGATCAGCTACGAATCCATGGAAAGCGCGGTGACAAGCGGATTGCTTACATCATATTTGATGGGCGAATCTGCAGTCCAGTACTCGGTTGGCGATGGAGGAAATATCGTGGAAATAATCCTCATCGTCAGCACATGCACATAAGTTTCACGAAAAAAGGCGACAACGATGGCAGGTTCTTCAATGTGCCATTACTAGGAGGCGATCTTGTCTAACTATCTTAAGCATCCAATCTTCATGGCTCTCGGCGGTTTCCTTGCTGCATGGGCTGGCTCTAACTTTGAACTCGACTATCGTGCAGTCCTATTCGCCGTCCTCGCTGGGGTGTTTGGATATGCCAAGCCAGTCAAATGACTGTCGAGGAGTGGATTGGCATCCTTGCGGCCCTAACTGCGATCGCGACCGGATTCCTAGCAGCATTGCGATGGATGGTTCGTCAGTTTGTGCAAGAGATTGGCAATCAACTGACGCTAAGGATGGATCATCTAGAAGTTGAAATCGGCGTGTTATCCAGTAGGCAGTCGGATATCTATGCCACCATTATCCAAGGAGGTGTTCATGGCAAAGGCAACCAAGGCACAAAAGGCCGCACTACGCCGCGCAAAAGAACGAAGCGCCAAGCGCGATAAGCGTCAGCCATTAACACCAATAGATCAATGGGCTATCGCCTTCGTAGAGTTTGAGGCTGCGTTGATTCGTCATGGATACGACCCTGACAAGGCTCGATGGGTAGCACAAGAGACCATCGTTCCTCGCTGGCCAGTCAATGACGACATCTTCGACCCATTTGATGACGAGGAAGAGGACGAAGATTAAGCGAACTGTAGTCATCTCAGACTTACAAGTGCCTTATCATGATCCGAAAGCTGTCAAGAATGTCGCAACCTTTATCAGACGATGGAAGCCAGATCGAGTCGTCACAGTCGGCGATGAAATCGACCTGCCTCAACTGTCTCGGTGGGAACGCGGCCTTGCAGGTGAGTTCGCTGGCACATTGGATAGAGATCGGAACATCACTCAGCAGGTTCTATTTGACTTGCAGGTGTCAGACATGGTCAGAAGCAACCACACCGACCGACTCTACAACTCCATCAAAACCAGACTTCCAGCACTAGCAGACCTACCCGAGCTACAGTTCGAGAACTGGCTCGGACTTAAAGACTTAGGCATCAAGTTCCACCGCGACCCATTCCCTGTTGCGAAGGGTTGGGTAGTACTGCATGGAGACGAGGGACAGGTATCTCAAAAAGGTGGCCAAACAGCCCTAGGATTGGCTATAAGGCACGGAAAAAGCGTGGTCTGTGGTCATACCCATAGAGCAGGGCTTTCGGGCCTTACAATGGCCTCTGGAGGCGTTTTAGGGGGTATCTTGTGGGGGCTTGAGGTTGGCAATCTGATGAACTTCAAGGATGCTAAGTATCTCAAAGGCGGCTCAGGAAACTGGCAGCAGGGCTTTGGCCTCATTTACGAGCGCAAGGGCCAAGTTACCCCGGTATTCGTGCCGATTGAGCGTGACGGCAGCTTTATAGTTGAGGGTAAGGTTTATGGTTAAAGACCTCGTTCCTTTGTACCGAGACACGGACACCCTGATTGACGCTTGGGATTCGGCCTGGGATTTTGTTATGAAATCGTTATCAAAACTTACTGCTAAATAGCTCGGGATAGGCGTAGTCTTTTCATTGCCGGACAACCACCGGCAGAAAAGAGCCTCACATGCAATCATGGATTGAGTTCGATCCTACTGTCATTTATTGGATGATTAGTATGGTCGGACTTTTCATTTTCTGGTGTATTTATGTAGTCATTAGCGAAAGGGAGTATTGGCGTGGATTCAAAGCAGGAAAACGAGTCGCAAGCACCGAAAACAGCAGGAGAGTTAATCGATGAATCACGCAGAATCATCGCAACTCGAGGTGCAATATATGGACATTACTTCTACACAATGGACAGAACTGCTCGAATGCGGAGTGCTATGTCTGGATTTCCAGAAACGCGTCACAAGGTGGCGATTGACTACGCCTTGGGCAAACTTGCCCGGATTGCCGAAACGGAGGGACTTAGAAACCGCGACAGTTACATCGACGCTCTATGCTATATCGCCATTGCTTACGAGATGGCAGTCGCCGATCCATACGACTACTACGATGACGATCAGAGCTAATCACAGGCCCGATGTTTGGTGCGATATCTGCAAGCTGCGCTGGGGGATGATTCGCTCGGGCGTATGGCATCCCAAGGCCATGAATACGGCGCGGTGGATTGTGAAGTCAGAGACTAAGGCTAGGCTTGACTTTGAAAGAGCCTATTGCTTGGACTGTGCCAAAGAGGCACAAACCATGCCAGATGGGACAATCTGGACATTTAGAGAGCAGTTGAACTACGCGCTCGGAAAGCAGGAAATAGATGGGCTGGAACTTGGATGACTATGAAACTGTCGATTCGAGAATCCATAAGTTTTGGGATTCGTACCCTATGGGCAGAATCGAGACTGAGTTACTATCGCACGAAAGAGATCGCTTTATTGTCTGCGCTCGCCTTTACAGGACGGATGTTGATGCGCTGGCATTCGCAACAGGCCATGCTGAGGAGCTGGTTTCGGATCGAGGGGTTAATAGCACTTCGGCTCTCGAAAACGCGGAAACTTCGGCAATCGGCCGCGCTCTCGCTTCGGCTGGATTATCTGCTAAGGGTAAGCGACCTAGTAGAGAAGAGATGGCAAAAGTCAAATCTTTCGACACACCCTTGGTAAAACACCCATTCGATGGTGAGAAGCCAATACCTAATGAGCCTGAGACGATTACTTGGGATGATGAGCCGAAAGCCTTTCAAGCCAATGGCGACTTCATGCAAGTCCTCAAAGACTCACTAGGCGCAGAGCCAATCAGTTATCAATGCAAGCATGGTGAGCGTGTCTATAAGTCGGGCACATCAAAGGCCACAGGCAAGCCATGGGCTCATTGGGCATGCATCGAGAAGCTGAAGTCAGAGCAATGCGAGCCACTCTGGGGCAAGTTATCGGATGGTAAATGGCTATTTGAGCTCAAAGCTGTGAACCATGGATGAAGCGTTCATGGATAACTTGGCCTACTCGGGCCACAAAAGACTTAACAACACGCATCCTGTTGAGTGTGTTTATTGTGGTCATGTGGTTTTGGCTGGTGGAGCTCTCAAGCGCATGATGAGCGAGGATGGACTCGATTACGATTGGGTGTGTCCGCCTTGCTATGAACAGAATCGATGTGATCTATGAGTAGAAAAGCGAGAGGAAGGCGTAGTGAAATACTTTTGGCCGAATATCTGCAGCATCACGGGTTTGTCGTTTATCCAGCGAACTCGGGTGCTAGTGGTTCTGACATTGTTGGCATGGAAGGAGTGGATTGGGAGTGTAAGGCCAGACGAGGCTTTTATCCTTCAGGTGTTCTCAAACAACTGGCAAGACGATCCAGAGCCACAGGATTGGGAGTTGGGGTAATGAGACTCAGAGGACAAGGCGAAGCCAGCATGGA